ACTGTTAATTTTAACAAGCGAACTTTTGAGGAGACAAGTCTCTTTTATAAGATCACTGATAAGTTAATAGTACCAGAACGGGCAAAGTATTACCTTGCTGCCCTTGTATCCGCTAACCCTAACTGGGTTAGCCTACTGGCTACACATTACCACCTTCAACAGCATAGCGACGAATCTTACCTCTCTTACGAGATGCGTTTTTTCGATCAACATTTTGTTATAGTGGATGATATGTATCCTAGTAGAATTGGGTTTGTACCCAAGGATGCCAAGGAGCATCGTGCTATCGGAATTGAGCTTAATGGTTTAATACCGCTTCAAAAGGTTGTCGGCGATTTAATTCGCACGGCCTTATTAAAAGCAGGTATAAACCTTAATTCTCAACAGCGTAATAGGCATATGGCGCGTCTAGCTAAAGTTTTTAAGCTAGCGACCATCGATCTTAAGAACGCTAGTTCAAGCATTGCGCTTGAACTCGTTCATACGTTATTACCTCCAGAATGGTTTTGTTTAATTGAAGCCTTCCGTTCCACAAGTGGTACTTGCCCTTCATTGAAGGGTGAGACTATTACTTATGAAATGGTCAGTTCTATGGGTAACGGGTTCACTTTTGAACTCGAGTCACTCATTTTCTTCGCATTAGCAAAAGCTACATGTGAATTGGATGGGCTTACAAGTTACGAAATAAACCACAGCGTTTGCGTATATGGTGATGATATTATCATCCCATCTAGTGTTGCGCCACAATTTATGAATAACTTGACCCTTTTTGGGTTCACAGCAAACGTTAAAAAAACATTTTTAAATGGTTTTTTCTTCGAAAGCTGCGGTTCTGACTATTATGATAGCACAGATGTAAGACCATTTTTCTTAAAAAGGCAAGTTCGAACCTTACGAGACCTTTTCTTCTTGATGAATAGTTTGATATTCAAAACTGTTTCTCAGGATAGAAATGATTTCATTGGTCTTTATGCTTACCTTTATAAGTTCGTTCCTCACTCTGCTCCAGTTGGGCCCCTTCACTTTGATAAGTTAACTGTGAAGGGTTCTGTCTGTACAGATGATTTGGAAGCCGCTCTAAGAGTACCCCTTATATTTGCCCAACAAAT